ATTCGAATCCAGCACATCCACCGCCTTTGACATTTAGTGTAACTGCATAACAACTATGCTCTTTACATAAGTTGTCAATTTGTTGTTTAGCCGCCGGTGTTAGTGTAATCATTTATTACATGCCGTTCTTTTTTTCTTGGATTTCTTTACGGCGTTCTTTAGTAAGTTTGCCTAGATCTCCGAGAGCCTTACGTGCTCTTGCGGCCGCTGCTTTAACGCCTTTATCTTCAAACGTGTCGTGTTCTGTTAGATAGTTGTTAAATGCCTGTACGATTTCGTCGTGATTTGTCATTGCCTTTTCTCCTTAGGTTAGTGCGATGCCTGATGTTTGGGAAATATATTGTTTCCCAATCTCAGATTCTGTTTTTGCTATACAGCTAACTGAATTAGCTTGTAGTACAAATTTACCGTCTGGACTTACGCTAAACATAAAGGGTGCTAATCCTAGTCCCTTTTCGCCTGCGATAAGTACCATTGGTTTTTTTAGTGTATAAGACTTTTCAGTTTCTTCATCTAGTCTTGCCACAATTTCTTCTCCAGATACAAGTTTAAATGAAACTGTATCTCCGATTTTGTATGGTGTTTCAATTAACATTATAGTGTTAGTCCTGTTCCGTTATAACCTGTTTCTTCTAAATAAGTACCTAGTTTGTCGTATCCGCCAATAGCCTGTCCGTTAATACGGATCTGTGGTACTGAGCGGGCGTCTGGGAAGTTTTCTAATAGTTCTTCCTTTGTATAGTCAGTGCCTAGTGACTTGTATTCGTAGGCTAATCCACGCATGTCACAAAGTGCTTTTGCTTTATCACAAAATGGGCATTGAGGTTTGCCAAATATTTCAATCATTATAAACTGAATCCTTTTAGACTGTCTTTATCAACGTCTTGTTTGATGCCACCAATGATATAACTTTCAACTTCTGTCTCCTGCGGTGCAACTTGCAAGCCTGAGCTAGATAGCCAATGCTGTGTCCATGGTAGCGGGTTAGTGTTTACTGGAGCATCAAATATTGCATTCATGCCCAGTGCCTTTAGTCGACGATTTGCAATGTACTCTACATATTGATGTAGTAGTGTGCTGTTAAGACCAATCATGCTACCATCTTTAAATAGATAGTCTGCCCAGTCTTTTTCTTCTGCAACACACTCTTTCCATAAATCATAAACTTCTTCTTGACATTCTTTAGCAATCTTAGCCATTTCTGGATCGTCTTTGCCTTGTGCCCAAAGTTTAAGAATATGTGTACTCAGTGCCAAGTGTTGTGCCTCGTCACGTGCAATCAGTGAAATAATCTTTGCACTACCTTCCATTAGCTTTAGTTCACCAAAACCAAATGTGCAAGCAAAGCTCACATAAAAACGTAGTCCTTCTAGAATATTTACAGTTTGCATAGCAAGATAGAGTTTCTTTTTAACCTCATACATACTACCTTCTTTACGATGCATAAATGCATCAGCGGCAGCATTAAACTCGTCGTAGTATTTTGTAACACTCTGCGCACGAGCGATAATCTTTTCGTCATCAAGGATAGTATCAAACACTTCACTTGGATCTGGATACACATTTTTCATAATGTGTGTATACGAACGTGAGTGAATAGTTTCAAAGAAGTCCCAAGTAACAATACATCCTTCTAGTTCAGGAAGTGATACATGCGGCAAAAATGCTAAACATGGACCACGTCCTTGTACACTATCCAACAATGTTTGATACTTTAGGTTAGAAGTAAAGATATGTTTCTGCTCTGGACGGAAATTTGCATAGTCTGCTCTATCCTTTTGCAGTGATACTTCTTCAGGACGCCAAAAGTATCCTAACATAGTTTGATTTAATTTATCAAATACAGGGAACTTAAACGTATCGTAACGCTGTGTGTTCTGATCTGCTCCAAAAAACATATTCTGTTTTGTGAAGTCTACTTTTTCTTTATTGAATACTGTCTTAGACATCATACTTCCTTATCTTACTTTCTAATAATACACTCAAATATAATAGTTGTCAACCACTAAATTGCACATGCATCACAATCTGCACCCTCTTCCATTACAAGCTCACTAGGGGCTAGTGCAATCTCTGGCTTGTCATCTTCTAATTCACTTGGATCAGTTTTGTAATCGTAAGTGTTTTGATAGTAACTTGTTTTCCAACCATACTTATAAGTGTTTAATAAGTCTTGTAGCATAACACTCATAGGAACTTCATTGTTTTCAAAATGTGTTGGATTATAACTCCAGTTGCCACTGATAGCTTGATCAAAGAACTTTTGCATTACTGCAACAACTTTAATATATCCTTCATTGCTAGGCATGTCCCACAACAGGGTGTAGTGATTCTTTAGTGTTTGATACTGTGGAACAATCTGCTTAAGAGGCCCTTTCTTTGACTTCTTAACGGACAAGTAGCCTCTAGGTGGTTCAATTCCGTTTGTTGCGTTCGACACAACGGAACTGCTCTCTGATGGCATCTGTGCGGACAACGTTGAGTGCCTAAGCCCGTGTTCCTTGATGTCAGATCGTAAACTATCCCAATCATACTTTAACTCATTTGCTACAATAGTATCAACATCCTTCTTGTACGTGTCAATAGGAAGGATGCCGTCGCTGTATTTAGTACGGTCGAAGTACTCACACGCACCACGTTCTTTAGCAAGACCGTTTGATGCTTTTAGCAAGTAGTATTGGAATGCTTCTGATAGATCGTGTACTAGTTTCCAGGCTTCTTTATCATCATACTTAACATGCTGTTTAGCAAGATAATGTGCAAGTCCAATATAGCCTACGCCCAATGAACGACGAGCTTTTGTACTAATTTCCGCCGCTTTGATTGGGTAACGCTGATAGTCAATAATTTCTTCTAGTGCTCTTACTGCTAGGTCACATAATTCTTCTAAGTCGTCTAGACTTCTAATTGTACCCACGTTAATAGCACTTAGAATACACAAAGCAATTTCACCTTCTGGATCGTCAATGTGGTTAAGTGGCTTAGTGGGCAGTGTAATCTCTTGACACAAGTTACTCATATATACTGTGTCTTTAAATGAACTATGTGTATTACAGTGATCAACATTCATAACATAAATGCGTCCTGTTTCTGCACGTTCTTTGATTAGTGCAGAGAATAGTTCCATTGCAGAAATAGTTTTCTTTTTGATCTTTGTACTACGCTCATACTTTTCGTAAAGCGATTGAAATACTACCGGATCGCCAAAGTATGCTTCATACAAGCCTGGAACATCATGCGGCGAGAAAAGAGTTATATCTCCTCCAGATAACAATCTTTCATACATTGTTTTGTTTATCTGGATTGAATAGTCCAACTTACGCACACGGTTGTCTTCAGTACCCTTGTTGTTCTTTAGCACAAGAATGTCTTCAATTTCTTGATGCCAAAACGGGAAGTGTGTAGTAGCACTGCCACCACGTACACCATTTTGTGTACAGCAACGTACAGTTGCTTCGAACTTTTTAAGGAACGGAATAATACCTGTGTGTGCTACTTCTCCGCCTCTGATTTTTGCATTGACGCCTCTGATACGTCCCGCATTGATTCCGATACCTGCCCTTTGCGCCGTATAGCGTCCAATAGACATATCGCTGGCAAAGATGCTATCAAGGGTATCGTCAGAGTCAACAAGAACGCAACTTGCAAACTGCCTGACAGGGGTCCTGACGCCTGCCATGACGGGCGTTGGGATATTGATTTTAAAAAGTGAGGTCGCATCGTAATATCTCCTTACATAATACATTCTATCTTCTTTAGGATAGTTAGCAAACAGTGTTGCCGCGATCATCATGTACATATGTTGCGGAGTTTCAAAGATTTCACCTGAGCTTCTATCCTGTACAAGATATTTGTCAACAACCTGACGCAGACCTGCGTAGGTAAAATTTTCATCACGCTTGTGATGAATGTATGAATCCATACGTTCAATTTCTTCTGCTGAATATTGTTCAAGTATGTCAGCATCGTATAACCCACGTTCAATATTCTTTTGGATCATTTCTTTTAATGTTATTGATTCGTATCGTCCAAAAACTTGTTTATTAATTCCATAACTTAGCAAACGTGCAGCCGCATATTGATAATTTGGATTATCTAAACTAATTAAATCATTTGCCGAACGGATTAATATTTCTTGAATTTCATCGGTACTCATACCATCATAAAACTGTAAGTTTGCATTCATTTCAATTTGTGAGCTACTAACACCGGCAAGTCCTTCACAAGCAAATTCTACTACTTTGTGAATTTTGTCGACATTAAGGTGCTCACGATTACCGTCTCTTTTGACAATCATGATTCCGTTTGACATTTTTATTTTATCCTCTTTCAAAATTTAATTTTTAATGCTGCATTTGATATTTAGTACAAACTAGGCATATGATATATTCGTTGTGACACATATGTATCAGGAAGTTCTGATAGACTAA